ATATTTATACTCTTTATTCTATGATTATAGAATATCTTTTATTAGAAGGTTTAGATTTAAAAATTATGCTTAAAATACTTTTAGTTATAGCTATTTTAAGTATCCAATAGAAAATAACTATAACATATTAAAATTATTACATAATGCTAAGTATGCAAAAACAGTCGTTATATAGGTAACTTTTTTATTGCATACTTAGCATAAACTAGATTCTTAAACTTTATAGATTCTAGCTTTAAATCTATAGTATATAAGATAAAATAATAATAAAAATATCACGCTTTTGCATACATAGTAACTACCTGAAATAGTTAAAGATATTAGTAATAATTTTTAAAATATAGTAAAGTAATCATATTTATACTCTTTATTCTATGATTATAGAATATCTTTTATTAGAAGGTTTAGAATTAAAAACTATACTTAAAATACTCTTAGTTATAGCTATTTTTTCTTTATTTGTATTTCCACCTAGAAATTCTCTAAAGTTTTCATAGTTTTTTATAAAAGATTTCTTATAAAGAAAACTATATAAATCTAGTAATTCTTCGTTAGAATACTCTCCTATTTTAATTTTAGTTTTTAAAACATGAAATACCTTTGCTACTTTTAATATTCTAAAAATTTGAGTATAATTTAATGAATTATACTCTTCTTTCCAGCAATTAATATTTTTTAACTTTTCTGTGTATTCTTCTTTACGTATCTCTTTATATTTATTAGGGTCAATATTATACTTTCCACTATAATCAGTAGAAACTCTATCTATATCCTCCTCTATTGTAATTCTACATTTCTCATGTTTTAGAAAATTTAAGAATTGTTTGAAACCAGTGTTACCCTCTAAATACAATTCTTTCTGAAAGTCTATATAAGCACGATCTATTCTTAAAGCTATTTTAACTCCTTCTAGATCATAAAAATATTTGTTAGAAATAGATTTTAAAGAGTTAATCAATGATTTTAGATCATTTACTTTTTTCCATTCTTTTTCTGAGATATTGTACTCTAATCTATTATATGCTAGAAGAAAACCATTAGTTTGAAAGTTTCTAGCTTTCCACTTTATTGATTTAGGAGTTTTAAATGGGAAACACTCTTTAACTTCTTTAATAGAATTTTTAATATAATCCTCAAAGTATTCAGATTTTTTATCTATCATTAATGATTTAGCTACTAATACTCTATAAACTTCTGCTTTTCTTCCTCTCATAGTCATTTGATAGTTAGTGTGTGAAGACAGTTGATCCCCAGAAATTATTTGATATACATTAGTGCCTTTGGCTTGAGGTATATCAATACCTGTAGTAATTGTTGGGGAGTAAATTAAAATATCTATTTTATAGTCTTCCATGTATTTATCTAAGTCTTCAAACATTTGAATTGCTAGCATTCCATCTTTCTCAGTTATTTCACTATTAAAAACTTGTACTATTTTATCTGGATACTCTTTTCTTAAAACTTCTCCTAACGTGTTAGATAAATCTAGTGAAGAAAGAGCTACTACCATTAATCTTTTAGTTAAACCAAAACTAGAACTTTTTACATCATTTATAATTTTTTCAAGGTACTTTTTACAAGTACCTTTTCCATTAAATTTTGGTTGATTTCCAGAACAAACGTAAATTTCTACTTTCTTATTTGTAGGGAAAGTATTTTTAATTATATATGGTTCTTTATTAGAGAGATTGCTTATTAATTTAATTACCGAATTAGAAACAAATCCATCCATACATATTATTTTTTCTGACTTAATAAGTAATTTTTTAAATGATATTAACCCCTTTTCAAAAGTAGAAAGTCTTTCACAAGTTAGACTAACACTGTTTGACACACTATTAGGTAATGTAGATATTTCATCTATTACAACATAGTCATAAGTTTTCTTTAAAGAAAAATCTTCATTAACTAAATGATGTAGAGAAAGTACCCCACAGATTAATCTTTGAGGAAGAATATTTTGTTCAGCTTCTTTTTCAAATTCTTCATTGTAGATAGAGACTTTCTTTCTACCTTTCTTTGCAGAAGTATATTTCTTTAAAGAATCTTTTAAGTAACAAGTTGAGTTAATCCCTTTCTTAGATAATGATTTATATAGGGCAATTGCTTGCATTCTATTGACAGATATAAATAATACTGATTTTTCTGGATTATGTTTAATAAAATTAGCAATAGCTGTAGTTTTACCTGTTCCAGTTGGAGATTCTAAGAATATTAAATTATTATTAGTAAATAATTTCTGATCTATATAATTAATATTTACTATTTTATCTGATGTAAAATTATCTTTAAATACATCATCTACTTCAATGTTTAAATTTAAATAAAATTCTTTAAATTTTTCAAAATCTATTTCAGACAACAAAGTAGATAAATATTGTGGATCCTTTTTAGAATGAAAAACAGTCCAAGGATCAGTGTAGTTAATGAAATACCCTAGTTTAGTTTTTTCAGGTAACTTTGTAAAGGCAACGCTTACTGTCCCTTTATTTCTAGCAAGAGCTAGTTCCACACTAGGTAATCTGTTAAGAAATGAGGATAAGTCTCCAGATTTACCAAAACCAGCTTCCTGTCTAACTTTTTCTTTTTCTTTATCTGTAGGCACACTGTTATATTTCTTTATGAAAGTTTCTTGTGTAATCCATTTAAAAGGCTTACCTTCTACAATTATTAAATCTCCTTTTTCATAATCTCCTTTAACATTAGATAAATAGCTAGAGAGATTGTAAATAGCTTTATCTGGTTTCTCTTTTTGTTGTAATTCTAACTTCTCTAGAACTTGGTTAGCGTAAAAATTAATCTGATCCCAGTTATCTATATCTAGTGTTTCTTTACATATAATACACAATCTAGCATGAGCTTTAGAGTTGTTGTAATAGCTAGATGAGTAATATGCAAAACAGGTTAAATTTAAATTCTCTAGTTTCTTCTTTAATGTTTTTAGATTGACTTCAAAGTCTAAGTCTAGCCACAGAAGATTATTTCCTAAATACAACTCTCTTCCAGCATCATTGTTCCTAGGAACACCTGTAATTTCTTTCTGATAACTAGTGAAGATAGTGTGTTCTCTAGTAAATATTGCTACTTCTTTTAGGGTTTTAAAAGAATGGTTTTTTCTATCAACTGTACTAGAAACAATTTTCTTGTGGTCTTTCTTGTCAAATTTAGCTATAAGTTCTGTCACTAAATAGTCCATAAATTTACTCTCCTAGCTTTAACTCTTCAAAGTACTTTTCTTTAATTGCTTTTTTAACTAGAAGTGAAACAGTTATGTCTTTATCTAAGGCTAGTGACTTCTCTAGTGAGTACCTTTTTAATTTTTTGCACCAGGATTCAGGTAAGTTTACTGATAGAATCTTATTTTTTTCATTAGCTTCTTTCATTTTTGTATTCTCCTATTTAAAATTACTACTTTGATATTAAAGTAGTTTATAAAAGTAAACTGTAACTATCAATTAAAATCGTTTTAAATATGAAAACAACTTTTTTAATTGAATTCTAAAGGAAAATTTTATGAAAATGGTCATTCTGTACAAAGGAAACGAAGAAACTGGTAAAGTGTTCAAAGAAGATGAAACTCACTACTTTCTAACACTAGAAGCAGGTAACAAAGTTAAAATTGCTAAGAACTCTAAATTTATCATTAAGAAAGAGACAGATATGGATAAAATTACTAGATTAGAGAAACTAATTAAAAAAGCTAAAAATGCTTACTATAATGAACAACCCATAATGTCGGATGAAGAATTTGATAATTTAGAAGATGAATTGAGAGAATTAGATCCTAAAAACCCAGTTTTAAAACTGGTAGGTGCTAAAGTTGAGAAAAACAAAGTTAAACTACCTTACTACATGCCATCTCTAGATAAGTTAAAACCAGACTCTGCTGATAAATGGTTAAAGAACAATGCTGGTCCTTATGTTATAAGTGATAAAATTGATGGAATAAGTGTAGAAATAGTTAGCGAAGATGGTAAATGGAAGTTATACACTAGGGGTGATGGGTCAATTGGTCAAAACATAACTTATTTATCAAAATACTTAAAATTACCAAAAGTTCCTAGTAAAGAAATAGCTGTAAGAGCTGAATTAGTTATGAGTATATCTAACTTTGAAAATTTAAATGTAAAAGCAGCTAATGCTAGGAATTTTGTTGGGGGATTAACTAACTCCACTAAGAATTTAAATGCTGAACACATGAAGAAAGTTGATGTACTAGCTTATGAACTAATAAATATACCTATGAAACCATCTGAACAGTTTGAAATGCTAGATAAGCTAGGGTTTCAGACAGCTAACTGGAGAAGTGTTAAGAATCTAGACAGTGAAACACTGATTTCATTTTTAACAACTAGGAAGAAAAAGACTAACTTAGAAATGGATGGACTAGTTGTAACACTAGACAAAGTTAACAAACGAACTGTTTCAGGTAATCCTCAATACAGCGTTGCATTTAAAGCTCTTTCTGAAGAAGACACTTTAATTGTAGAAGTTGTTAGAGTGGAATGGGAGCCATCTAAGCATGGTTATTTGAAACCAGTTGTTATAATAAAAAGTATAGAATAAAGGGTATAATATTATGGCAGAAAAATATTCGGATGAAGAAGCTATGTTTAGGATAAAACAAGTTCATGGAAATGAATTAGTTTGTTTAGAATCATATAAAGGATCTCAGAAAAATCATAAATTTAAATGTTCTAAATGTGATAATATTTTTAATTCTAGATTTTCATGTGTTCTACGTGGTTCAGGATGTGCTAAATGTAATAGAGTGGGTAATTTAGGAAATAGAAAAGGAAATAAATATAAAAAATCTAAAGTTAAGAAAGATTCTCATGTGATATTTATAAGGGATAAAGATAATGAGGTTATAACTAAAACTTATATTGATAGTGAGGATGTAGATAGATGTAAAGAACATACCTGGTATCTATCTGATGGATACATTACTAGTAGAACTGCTGGAAAACTACATAGATTTTTAATGAATTGCCCTAAAAAGTTAAAAATTGACCATAAAAATTTAAATACTTTAGATAATAGGAAATTTAATTTAAGAATTTGTACTACTGTTCAAAATAATTATAATAGACCTATAAGAAAAGATAATAAAACTGGGTATAAGGGAGTAAAGATTGAAGATAAAAAATTTGTTGTGAACATAAAGGCTGAAGGTAAACTTATTCGTATTGGTCTTTTTACAGATATAAAACTTGCAGCTAAAGCATATAATAAAGCGGCATTAAAATATCATGGAGAGTTTGCAAAACTTAATGAAATTACATAAGGTGGGAAACTATGACAGATAAACTAGGTGTTAATTTAAAGGGAGTTATAATTAAGAGAATTACGGCCCATAATGCTAAATTTATACAAGACAATAAAATCGGCCCAGGTACTATTTTAAAAATATGTAGATCTGGTGATGTAATTCCTCATATTTTAGAAGTTATCAAACCCTCTAGAGAACCGCAGATGCCAGAAGATTTTGAGTATTCTTGGACTAACTCTGGTGTTGATATTGTACTAGATGATGCACTAGAGAATGATGTTGTACAAAAGAAACAAATAACAGAGTTCTTTAGAACACTAGAAGTAGAGAATTTATCTTTTGGGATAATTTCTAATTTATATGAAAATGGCTATGACACAGTATTTAAAATTTTAAAAATGAGTGAAAAAGACATAGCTAATATTAAAGGTCTTGGTCCAGTTATAGCTAAGAAAATTTTATCTAACATTAAGAGTTCTTTAAATGTAACACTGCCTGTTTTAATGAAGGCTAGTAGTTGTTTTGATAGAAATCTTGGTTTAACTAGACTAGAACAAGTTGTAGAAGAGTTTCCAGAAGTACTAGAAATGAATGAGAAAAGTTTAGTTAAACAACTAGAAAATTTAAATGGATTCTCTGAAATTATTTCTAAGTCATTTGTAAAAGGGTTGCCTGATTTCAAACAGTTTTTTAAGAAAGCAGTAAAAGTTGGAATTACTATAATTGAAAAAGAAAAAGTTGTAGTTACATCTCAAAAACTTAAAAACATGAATATTTTATTCACCGGGTTCCGAGATAAAAATTTGGAGCAAGTAATTGAAAAGAATGGTGGTAAACTAGCTTCAACTATGAGTTCAAAAGTATCTGTTTTACTAGTCAAAGACAAAGGAAGCTCTAGTAGTAAAGCATCTAAAGCTAGGGAATTAAATATTCCTATTATGACATCAGAAGAATTTAAGAAAAAGTATATGTTAGGGTGAAATTAAAATTTGAGGAGTAAGTCGCTAATTTAATAGTGAATCCCCAAATACTAAAAAGGGGGAACAATGGAAAACATAGAAGAAACAGAGTTGACATTTTTACTAAACTCTAATTTAAGTTTAATAGACGATGGAATATTGTTTGTTGGAAATAATATTATTCATTATAATAAAAGTTTTATTAATTTATTTAATATTCCAATAGAAGTGCTTCATCAATCAGTTATAAATATTTTCTCATATATTTCAAAACAAACTATTGATCCAGATGAATTTTTAAATAATATTAAAAACATAAGTGATTCCCGTGAAAGATTTATTTATAGAGTATCACTGTTAGATAATAAAACAGTTGAGTACTCATCGGAATTGTATATAGAAAATGATGAATTAAAAGGTAGAGTTTGGGTTTTTAAAGATAAATCTAGTAGAGTTCATTTAGAAAGAGAACTATTACTAACAAATGAGAAATATAAAAAAGCATTTGAAAGTAGCTCTGACTATATCTTAATTACTAGTCTACCAGAAGGTAAAATTATTTCAGCAAATCCTAAATTTCTCTATTCTTATGGAAAAAAAGAAGAAGAGATTATTGGAAAAACAACAGTTGAGCTAGGATTATGGAAATTTAAAGATGATAGAAAATTTATATTAACTAAAGTTTTAAATAACGAAGAAGTTAAAAACTTTGAAACTATTATGGTTTTACCAGAAAAAGAAGTATGGTGTAGTATATCCTTTAATATTATTGTTTTAGGTAATAGTAAGTGTATGTTAAGTGTAGTTAGAGATATTTCTGACAGAAAACAAAAAGAATTATATAGAAGTTTAATAGATCGAATTTTTTATTATCTTTCAGAAGTATCAGATTTTAATGAAGCAATAAATAGTATTCTACATATAATTAAAGAAAAAACAGGGATTTCTTCCATAGGTATTAGATTTAGTAAGAATGGAGATTTTCCTTATTTTGCTAGTATAGGATTTTCAAAAGAATTTATAGATTTAGAAGATTCTATCTTAGGGTGTTCTAATAATGAATTAGATTGTTTATGTGGTGCAGTTATTTCTAATACAACTAGTTTATTAACTCATAATGGAACATTCTGGACAAATAATATACCAGAAAAATTAAATACTGATCTTGAAATACCTTATCGGGGAAATTGTCTTAAACATGGGTATAATTCTATAGCCTTAATTCCAATGAAGAATAAAAATATTGTAATTGGATTAATCCAATTTAATGATGAGAGAAATAATTTCTTTAATAGAGATATAATAGAGTATCTAGAAACAATTTCTTTTCATATTGGTGCAGCTTTTGTTAAAAATCAATTGATCAATGATAGATGGGAATTTGAGGCTACTCTTCATCAAGCTCAAAGAATTGAATCAATGAGCATTTTAGCTGCTGGTATAGCCCATGACTTAAACAATATACTTTTTCCAATAACTGGACTGACAGAATTACTTTTAAATGAAAGTGAGCAAGGTTCAGTAGAACATACTAGTTTAACTCAAATTCATAAATCAGCTAAACGAGGAGCTTCATTAGTTAGACAAATTCTAACTTTTTGTAATATTGAAAGTAATAAAATTCCTATTAGAATTTCTTCTGTTATTAAAGAAATAATTAGGCTTTCTAGATCTACTATTCCACAAACATTCCCTATAAGTTGCACTGTTGATGAAGATCTAGGAATATTAGTTATTGATCCAACCCATATTCATCAAATGGTTACTAATTTACTTTTAAATGCTTACTATGCTGTTAAACAAAGTGGGGGAGAAATAAAAGTAACTGTTAAAAAAGAAACTTTTACTATTCCACCATTTGAAGCAAGATATTTACCTAAAGGTGATTATATAAGTATAAGAGTTTATGATAATGGAAAATCTATAAATCAATCTATGATTTCTAAACTTTTTGATCCATACTTTACGATAAATCCTCAGTCTCATGGGCTAGGACTATCAACTGTTTATAGATTAGTTAAGGATAACAAAGGTGATATTAGAGTTTTTCCAGAAGAAAAAGGAACTACCTTTGTAATTTATTTACCAATAGAAAATATTTCATATACTGGATCATCTGAAAAGATACTTTTAGTAGATGACGAGGAACCAGTTTTATTTTTAGAACATTCAGTATTAGAAAAACAAGGTTATGAAGTAGTTTCTATGACTAATAGTGTGGAAGCATTAGAGGTATTTAAGAATGATAAATTTGATTTAGTAATAATAGATAAAAATATGCCTGGAATTTCAGGAATAGAATTATATAGAATAATGCATAAAATGAATCCAAAAATTGGTTATATTTTTTGTACTGGGATCTGTTCTAAAGAAGAAGAAATAAAGTTGAAAGCTATGGGTGTAAAACATATATTACTTAAACCAGTACCTATTGAAGTTTTATTAAAAACAGTACAAAATGTTTTACTAAATCTAAAAGTAGGAGCAAAGTAAAATGCCATGCTGTAAATTAGGATGTTCTTGCGAGGAACATGAATTAATAGGAGAACGTTCTATCTCTTTAAGAACTAAGCAAAATTCCTTGCATCATATTGATATTCAATGGTGTAAAGAACATACTCCTGATTGTATTTTGAAAGAAATTAAGAAAGATGAATTATTAAACAAATGGGGATATTAACAATGAGAAAAGCATTTTTAGTTGGTATTAATAATTATAAGGATTCAAAACTTAATGGATGTGTAAATGATGTACTTTTGGTCTATCGAACTTTATCTGAGAAATTTGATTTCAACAAAGCAGATATTGATATTATCACTGATGAACAAGCAACCAAAAAGAATATTTTAAATGGATTAAAGAAACTCACAACTAACTTAAAACCAGAAGATACAATTGTATTTCATTACAGTGGTCACGGCTCACAAGTTGTTTCAAATGACTGGACAAGCACTAAGGAAGCAGATGGTAGGGATGAAATACTTTGTTCGATTGATTTAGATTGGAAATCACCTATTAGGGATAATGACCTAAACAATATTTTCGCAAATTTAAAGAATAATGCAATAGTACTTCTCGACTGTTGTCACTCTGGAACTGGACTTCGTAACTCTAGTAAATTAACAAAATCAAACATAAGCGATATAAGACCTAGATTTTTAAGCCCTCCGATTGAGAATATACTTTCTAATCCTAAAATTTCACTAGATGAAAACTTAAAATATGTATTTCCAGAACCAGTACAAGATGATTTACAAACTCAATTAAAGAAAATAGTTGTTAGTACTAATCTTCAAGGAAATACAATTCTATTGACTGGTTGTGGTGAAAACCAGACAAGTGCTGATGCCTATATTGGTAATCGGTATCATGGAGCATTCACTTACTCCCTTTGTCAAATATTAGCTAAAGCTAATTATTCAATAACATATAAAAGTTTAGTTACAGAAATTAATAAGTTATTGAAGAAAGTTGGCTTTGAACAAATATCTCAACTAGAAAGTAGGGAGGAACTCCAAAACCAGATTTTTTTAAATAAAAAATGAATTATAATCCCACTTGTATTGTGATTGTCATTTGGGGAAGTGTGTCATAATGGATACTGCAATTCCTATTCTAGTAAAATTAATAACTGCTGAGAATATAGCATTACTAATTTCTATGCTATTCAATGTATTTTTATGCTATACGTTCTTAAGAAAAGAAAATCAGGTATTAGGGACACTAGAAACATTACAGAAGAATAATGTAGCATTAGAAAGTGTGGCTAGAATGGTTGATCAAGTTATTGACCAACTACAAATTTTACTCATGAAATCATAAAATGAGGATAGACAATGCTAGACTTTATTTTTAGAAAAAGGGCATTGATGAAAAAAGATCTTGCAGAAGAAATAGAAAAATCTAAGAGAATTAGAAAAACTTTGTTGAAAGCAGCTTCTAAAATGGCTTCTTTAGAAGGAGATAAAGATTGGTTTTTAAGAGAAGAGCCAGAAGAAACTAGTAAAGCAGCAGAGTGCTTAGAAAAGTACAAAAAGCAAGATCATTTGACTCATTATTCTTACCAATGAATTAAGAAAGGAGGGATAATGGATTTAATTAAAGTATTATCTTTACATGATCCACTATTGTATGTTTTTTGTTTGAATATATTAATATGTACAATAGGTTTTATTCTTTATGTTGGTTGGTGGATTTATGAAGGATCAGCTAGTTGGGTATTTAAATATCTAACTTTCTTGTTTGTTGGGGTCTTTACTAGTAATATTGCAAATTTTTATCATAGATACTCAGTTCTTGCACCAGAAGTAGGATTGCCCGATTATTGTGATTTTCAACCTTTTTGGTTTATTTTTGGGAAATATCTACATTTTGTCTGTTTATTATTAATTGTTGGGCATAGCTTATACAGGTTATTGTTTGTAAAGAAAAAAACTATTTCTAATTTAGAACATGTAAAGTATATTCATTACAAAAACTAAAAGGAAAACTATATGTCCTCAGATGCGTTGACCTATGCTTTAAATAATAATACTGCCAAAAAACCAGTCTCTTTTAGAGATTTCTATCTTAAAAGATGGGAGGATGAAGTTTATTCTACTTGTAAAATTAAATTCAATAATATATGTAGATTAACTGAAGAAGAGTGTAACTATGATGATTGTTACCGAAGATCATTAAATCATGTGAATTATTAATTATGAACTCTTTAGAATGTAAAGTTAAAGTTTTACATTATTTCAGATTTAAAAGAAGATATTTATATGTTGCTACAGAAGCTGGAAGATTTAATTCAGATATACTTATTTCAGATGGGGAGCAAATAATTGAAGTAGAAGTAAAAATAAGTATATCTGATTTAAAAAATGAAATTAAGAAAAAGAAACATAAAATTTATGCTTCACCAACTTCTTATTATAGCAAATTTCTTCCAAATTATTTTATTTTTGCTGTTCCAGAATCAATGTTAGAGAAAGCAAAAAAGTATATAAGAGAGACTGATGGTTTAATCTCTATTTTTGAGAAACCAATTGGTGCTAAATCTGAAACATATTGTAAGATTATTAAAAAACCAAAGTTAATAACTGAAAAGTTTTCAGTATCTCTTCATCACGAATTACTTTTAAGAATGGGTAGTGAATTAATCCGTGGTAGATTAAAAGAATTAAAACTTTCAAAATCGTTTAATTGAGAAAGTAGGTTACTCATGATTGATGGAAATTTAATAAATAGAATTGATAATATTGGTGGTCCTTATGGTGATAGAACATGTATTTATACTTGTTATGAATTTACTGTTCCAACTATACCAGCTAACGATTATAATAGATTTAGATTTTTAATTGGTAAGTCTGTTGGAATAGAAGTATTAAAAGTATATTGTGAATCTACTAAATATAGTTTTGAAATCTTTAATAAAGAAAACTTTCATGGTGCATATAAAGTAGCTTCCTTAACTGACATAAATAAATGGATTATGATTGGTGGAAATCTAGGTGAGAATGGTACTTATTTAACAGTAAATAGGGATCAACCTAGTACAGATTATGTGTATGCTGAAATAGTAAATAGTGATTCAGTAGCAACAGGTACTATCTATGTAGAATTTATGGTATCTGATATTTAAATAAAGGAGGATAATCGTGTAATAATCATGGAAAATATTAATGTAAAAATACCAAAGGGAACAGTAGTTAAGATAGAAGGGTTCCCATTTCAGTTAACTTCTTCATTAGATTTAAAAGTTAGTGATAAAGTTTTAAAACTAGAGGGTCATACTTTATTATCTGATGAGTATTTAAAAAATATGGTACAGAATAATGGCAAAGTTTCTAGAAGTTAAAGTTCCTTTCAAGGAAAGATTAATTTTCTTATTCTTTTCTATGTTACGAGAAGAATTATTAAAAACTTCAATACCTTCACCTATTTCAATACCTTCACCTATTATAGAAAAAGAGTATGAAATACATTTTGATTCAGAATCAAAAGCAAAAGAAATACATTTTTTTGATGGTATTAATGATAGTCCAACAAAGAGCAGGATCAAGTGAAAGAAGAAGTAAAACTAGAGGATTTCTTGCTAATAAAGAAATCAATTAAAGAAAAGGGAGATAGACAAATGACTGAAGAAAAGTATGGTATTGGGTTAGATGTAGGAACTGGGTTTTTAGTAGGTGCAGGTTTTAATAATGATGAAATAGTTTACAAAGCAATTAGAAATGCTTTTGTAAGTATTCCTAGAAAATTATTTAATTCTGCAATGTTTGATAAAAATAATATATCCTATATAGAAACCGAAGATTTTTTCTATATTATAGGTGATGATGCACTTGACTTTGCTAGAATTAAAAATTCTCATGCTCAAAGACCCTTAGAACATGGTATTTTAAATCCTTCTGAAAGGTCTAGCGCTTTAATTCTAAAAGAAATGTTTACTTTTGTTTTTCAATCTTTTATTAAAAAAGAACGTGAGACACTAGTTTATTCTATTCCAGGTAATCAAACAGATAATGATTTATTTGATACAAATTATCATTCCATGAGTATTAAATCATTATGTTCTAGATTTAGAGTAAATGCTGTTCCACTGAATGAAGCATTTGCTGTTTCTATTAGTGAATTAGGTACTGATACAGTTACAGCACTTAGTTTTTCCTTCGGAGCAGGATTAGTGAATACTTGCCTCACTTATAAGGGTATTAGCATCTTTGAGTTTTCAATTGCTAAATCTGGGGATTTTATTGATAGTCAAGCGGCTAGATCCATTGGTGAGTCAATTGCTATTATGAGTAAAATTAAAGAAACTGAGTTAAATTTATCAGAAGATGAATTTAATATGTCAACCGAAGAAAGAGCTTTACTTTTTAGCTATAGGTATGTTGTTCAGAATACTTTAGAGAATGTCAGAAAATCATTTATTCAAAATAAGCAAGCTAAAATATTAGAAGAAATACCTATTATTATTAGTGGTGGAACTAGTTTACCCAAAGGATTTTTAGATTTATTTAGAACTGAGCTAGAGTATGTAAAACTTCCTTTTAAAGTATCAGAAGTTAGACATGCAAAGAATCCTTTATCCAGCGTAGCAACTGGTTGTACTCTCTGGGCTAATTCGTTAGAACAAGAAAAACAATAATCTTTAATTTTAAACTCATACATTTTCTGAGATGAGTATTTTAAAAAAGGAGAATTTATGAGTGAAATTTTATCACAAGCGGCAATTAATTATTTTTATGCAGGAATTGGAGTTATTTTAACTATTTTTTCCATGATTATTGGGTATTATATTTTCGATAAATTTATTACAACCTATAATACTCAAAAAGAATTAGATGATGGTAATATATCAGTTGGAATAGTTGTTGGATGCTTGTTGTTAGCAATTGGGTATGCTAGTGCTACAGTTATTGCTGCCGCCCTTAACTAGGGAGGTAATATGAAAAAATTATATTTTATTTTACTATGTGCTATTATTCAGTTTAATGTCGAAGCATCAGAATTAAAGCCCATCTCGTTATCAAAAGAAGAAAATTCTCTAACCTCTATTACTAAGAAAAGACCAGTTCAGGATAAAAAATGGACTATAAAGTATGATGATTACTTCAAGAAATATGCTAAACAGTATTTCTCACTAGAAGTAGATTGGCTCTGGTTTAAGAGTCAGTCTATTGCTGAGAGTGCATTAAATAATAATGCACAATCATGGTGTAAAGCAAAAGGTTTAATGCAGTTAATGCCAAAGACTTTTGCGGAAGTAATAAAACGAGAGAAGTTAGAGAATGATGTGTGGAATCCTAGGTGGAATATAGCTGCTGGAATTGCTTATGACAGACAGTTATATAACATGTGGAAAGCTGAAAGACCTAAAAATGATAGAATAGCTTTTACAATGGCTTCCTATAATGCTGGTGCAGGTAATATTCTTAAAGCTCAAAAATTATGTAATTGTAATGATTGGAGAGGAATTACATCAGTAGCACATAGAGTATCTAGTTGGAAATGTGAGGAGACGTTAGGATATGTCAGTAGAATATTTAATTTCATGAATGAAGATTTTTAATTAAAAAGGAGTTTATAATGAGTAATGTTTATCTAGCTACCAAATTGTTGAAAAAAGCCCTATATCATATTCATGCAGCCAAGTCAAAAACTTTCTCATTTAAAAAAGGAGATAGAGTTGCTGTTTACTGGAAGGATAAAGATAATGAAAAAATAGTGGGTAGTTGTTTAGCTACAGTTACTATGGTTAGAAAAAATATGGTTTATATTATTTGGGATGAAAATAATGAGAAATATAAATTAGAAACTAATTCACCTCATTGGGTTGGAAAAGCAGTTCCTAGAAAAATTAAAAAACTAATTCCAGATAGCGAAATTCATTTTTACATTACTGAATGGATGAATAAACCAGTTAATGCAGTTGGAGAAGTTGGTGAAAAACGTAAAAGAACTTCTAGAAAGAATAATGCTGAAAATTTAGCTGATCTAGTTGAATTATCTGATGTTGAACCTAAAACTGAAGAACAAGCTGATAAAATTGAAGAATTAATTGATGAATCCTCTGAAATTGATGAAATGTTGTCAGAACCAATTACAGAAAAACAGATTGAAACAGTTGATGATCAAATTAAACAGATTGAACAAGAAATTCAGGAAATGATTCAAGAAGTAAATGAAAAAATAAAGAAAAAACGAGTTCTTCAAAAGAAATCTAATAGTGAACCAGAAGTATCACCAGAAGATGGACCAAAGTCAATGGCTGGTAGAATGAGACTTCAGAGAAAACTTCAAAGACAACGGGACAGAAATAAAATTCTAAGAGAGGGTGTTGATGAAGTCGAACAACTTACTAGTTCAGTTGAAAAATTAGAAGTTGGTAAAACTTATCAAATGATTGGGTCAAAACGAAAACTTGGTAAATTCTATGATGACCCATTCTTTAAAGTTCTTGGAGCAAATCCAAAGAAAAATGATACACTGTACGCTATTGCTTATAAAAATGGTAAAGGTAAGATTTTGGGTAGCGCACTCCCTTACGTTGTAGAAAAATAATTTAAAAAAGGAACATTGAAAATGTCAGATATTATTGCCTTTAAAGGAAAAGTACAAGAATTATTGACTCAATATAAGGGTATTGGAACAAATCTTTTTTCTAAAGAGAGATGGGATAGTATTCCAGAAGTTATTTCTAATATTTCAGTTCTTAGTAAGTTATGTATTGATACAATTGTTATTGTTGAAATAGCTTCTAAGGAAATTGAAGGAATTAAGAGTGAAGATAAATTAATTACAGCTTGTCAAGTACTAGATGAGTTAATTGTGTTTCCTTGGTATTTAGAAATAGCTGATCAATATCTTTTTCAAATTCTTCTTTCATTTGCAGTTCAGACACTTGATTCTAAGTTTGGAAAAGATTGGAACCTTTCTCAGTTACGAGAAAATCTTGCTAAAGGTGTAGATATTTTATCTATTCCAGCATCTCTTAGTTAAGTATTTTTAGAGGAAAAATGAAAAATCTTAAACAAGCAAAAATACTTTTAAAAGCAGCTATGGTTTTACTTGAAGGTGGAAATGATGAAGAATCACTATCTTATTTAGATTGGAGAAAAGGGGATAGAGTAGTTGTGAAATATTCTCTTAAGGAATCTAAACTTGATTCTTTTAATAGTGGAAAAGTGCGTGGAAACTATAACCTAGGTACAATTACTAAGGTTAAAGAAGGGAACACAGTTATAGAGGATGATTATAAATCTCTTTCTAATTTAACCATTTATTTGGATCGAGGTGAAGAAATTCGTCTTAGATCAGATTCTAAAAATTTGATAGGGTTTGGAATAAAGTCTAAACTCCCTGTTGCTATTTCTGGAAAAGACGTACACACTATATTATCTCCTACTAGAATAAATGTAAAGCTAAGTGTAGAAGAAAGAAAAACTATACCTTTTTCTCCTGAATTTAAAAAGAGAAATGCTTTGCTGAAAAAAATTCATGGAGATTAATTAAAATAAGGTAATTTTATGTTTAAGTTAAACTACTCTAAATTAACTGGAAGTGCAAGTAAAGCTAGAATATCAGGATCAGGGTCTAGTACTTTCGTATTGCCAACTAACTATGAATCAAAGTTATTGGATGATATGATTGGGTCTGATAATAAGTTAACATTAAATTCTTTATACAGAGAAATCTATTTGTATGATAATGTATCAGGACCAGCAGTTGATTTAATGAGTACTTTACCTTGGTCTGATTGTGTTATTTCAGGAGTTTCTGACCCAGCAGTAATAAGAATATATGAAGATTCTCTTTCAGAATTAAATATTCATGCTTTAATGATTCAACTTTCAGTGTCTTATTTAGTACTTGGAACAGTTATTGGCTCACTAATTTTTAATGAACAAAAAGGTATTTTTACTGATTTATCTATTCATGACCCAGATCATTGTAATGTTAATCCAATACCATTAAGAGGGTATGACCCTAAAATAGATTTAAAAGTTTCTAAAGAAATGAAGAAATTTCTTAGATCTAGAGACCCTAGAGATAAAGAAGCATTAAAAGAAATTCCTAATGAGTTATATGTTAAATTATTAAGACAAGATACAATTCAATTAGAACCTTTAAACACTATTTATTTATCTAGGTCTTCTGTACCAGGCATTAATAATATTTCATATTATACTAGAATTCTACCAATATGGTTAATTGAAAAAGCATTAATGCGTGGTACAATTATAGGTGCATGGAGAAGACAAAGGGGTATAACCCATATTACTTGTTTATCTGGAGATACCTTAATCAGTACCGAAAAAGGAAATGTTAGACTTGATAAAATTGTTCCTCATAATCCAGACGAATTTAATGATATTACAGTAAGTTATCCATTGAATCTTAAAGTTCAAGGTATTGATGGAAACTTTTATTTATCTACTTTCTGGCATTATAGGGGGATTAAAGAAACAATTACTATAACAACAGAAAAAGGAAGAAGCCTTTCTTGTACTTCAGATCATAGAATACTTACTGTAATAGATGATAACTTACAGTTAGTAAGTGCTTCTGAATTATTGAATAAACATATTTGTATTGTTAGTGAAAAATCTAAATCAAAAGATAAAGTAGTAAATATTAAAGTTAATAAGAAAGAACCTGTTTATGATTTAACTATGAGTTCAGAAACTAGTCCTGTTTTTATAGCTAACAATATAGTTGTAAAAAACTGTGGAACCGAAGAATGGGATCCAACTGATGAACAACTAGACGCTGTAACTTCAATGTTTATAAATGCAGATCAAGATCCAATGGGTGCAGTTTTAACTACTAGATCAGGAATAGATATTCAAACTGCCTCTTCTGGCAATGATTTCTGGCGAGTTTCTGATGATTGGGATGTTTTTACAACTGCTAAAATGCGTGCTTTATCCATTAATGATGAATTCTTGTGTTTATCTGGGGATACATTAATTAGTACTGAAAATGGGTTAATTCCCATAAATAAAATTTATTCTAGAAAAGGTTTAAATAAAGATACAGGAATAGACATAAATCTTACTATAAAAGGAATAAAAGGAAACCCAGTAAAAGCAGTTAAATGGTGGTATAGAGGTAAAAAGGAAGTATTAAAAGTAACTACTACTCTAGGATATAATTTTAAAGCTACACCTAAACATCTGGTTAGAGTACTTTCTAAAGATTTAACTCCATCATGGAAAGAAGTTCGAAATTTAACTACTGATGATATAGTATGTATAGATATTAAGGGTGAAAATATATATTCTGAAAAATTATTTTTAGATTTAAACTATATTAAACCTCATCCTTTATCAAGAAATTTAAAAATTCCTAAAAAACCCAAAGTAATGACACCAGAACTAGCTTATATTGGTGGATTATTAATTAGTGATGGAAATATTGGTATTGGAAAAATAAGATTTGGGAGTAGTAATGATTCTTTAACAAAAAGATATATTAGTATCATTAAGAGTCTTTTTGATTTAGATTGTTCTATAGAACAGAGAAATATAAAGGGAGAAAAATATAATATTAATGGGATAGAGGGCACACTAAATCATGATAATTTTACTATATGTTTGCATAGTAAACAGGTAAGCGAATGGCTAATAAAATTAGGATTTGATGTCCCATTTAATAAAAGACCTACGGATGGTACAAAAAGAAGTTATTTACGAACTGTACCTTGGAGTATTCTTCAATCAGATTCAGAATGCCAGATTGCATTTATTGCTGGATTTATTGATGGTGATGGTTCAGTATCTTGCAGAGATGGAGCAATTGATTTGACTTTTTACAGTAGTAGTATAAAAATGTTAAATCAATTGAGAGTAATTTTAGCAAATTTAGGTATTTTAACATATTCAATGGAAGACTATTCGGGAATGTTACGAGTAACTGGTGCTTTTGGTAATATTCTATATCCTAAATTACAAAAATATTTATCTCATAGTTTAAAATCAGGGTATACTGCTACTCATAATTTACCAGCTAGAACTTATGGAATACCAGTTAATTTTATTAGTGATTTTTTAAAAGAAAGATATATTAAAAGACAGCAAAAAGTAGGAGAATGGTTTGAGAATGACGATGGAGATCCTGTTTTAATTAAAAAATTTGGGGGAAGAACCTGTGGTTTTTTAGGTGGTGTTGTAGGTAAGCCAAAAAAGGCAATGAAATTACTTTATTCTTCCTATGACCAAGGAAAATATGAAGATCTTATATCTATTATAAATCAGATTAGTCCAGTTTTAGGTAAAAGATTAATATCTTTATTTAAAATTAAATATTGTTTTGATAGTATAAGACATATTCAGAATGTAGGTAAAAAGCATTTATATGATTTAACTATTGAAGAAAATGAATCACCTGCGTTTATTGCTAATGGTATAGTAGTTCACAATAGTGGCGTATCTAACTTCTCAACGGCCGAAGTGGCACTTTCCTCTTTCATGGAAACACAAAAAGCATTTAGAGATTTTATGACTACAAATATTATTTACAATAAAATCTTTTTAATGCTTTCCAAGTATCATGAAATTAGAAAGTTAACTAGTGCTCAGTTAGATCATAGAATTAGAATTGAAGGCAGTAAGACTCAAGTTATTGGTCAGAAAAATCTTTCTTCTGCCAATAAATATTTAATACCAACTGTTCATTGGATGAAAGATTTAAGTCCTAAAATGGATAGTGCATATTTAGATACTATTTCAGCAGTTAGTGAAAAAGGTGTTCCAATACCACTAGCCTTGTTTGCTAGTGCTGCGGGATTGAATATTAATAATATTTTAGATGCACTAGAACAAGATATTGAACATAGAAAAGCTATTGCTGAATACAAAACCAAACTTAAACCACCAAAAAAAGGTGGTGGTGATGAAGATAGTGAAGAAGAAATGGATGAAGGTGGTGACGAAGGAATGGATGAATATGGAGAAGAAATGACTGGTAATATTCCTCCAGAATTAATTTTAACACCAAAACAAGCAAGTAATATTTTACAATTAAATGCTCAAAAGCTTTCAAAAAGGTAAATCATGGAAAAAGTTAAGATTTATGGAACCTGTGTTTCAAATGAAATACCCCCTGTTGAAATGCATAGGCAAGAAGTACAAACTTTTAACAAGAAAAAAGTAGTTGATTTGAAAGCTAGTGGATACAATAACCCTATTGATATTTCATGGCTTAAAGCAGCTTCAAGAAAATACTGCATTTCACCGAACATTGCTGATTATATTGTAATACCTGTACCAGTTATAACTTCAGGTATTCCTAATAGAAGATGCCAATCTTTTTCTATTGATTCACTTTTAGATTTTGATACGGAATATAAACGTCAAAGATATTCTACATTTGTAGGGTGTCCTACTTATGTGGAACATAAAAATGATGTTTTTGAAGAAGCTAAAGGTATAAATTTAGATGCTTCATTAACTTATATTCCTTCTTATAATTTATATAAGGTGAATGTATTATCAGCTTTTGATAGAACGAAATATTCAGAATTAACAGATAGAATTTTAAAATTAAAAGTTAATCAGTTCTCAATGGGAGCAGTTTGTACTACTTTTAGGTGTTCATTGTGTGGTAATTTGTTAGGTCCTGGTGTAACTAGATCATGTAAATGCGATGGAGATTATACCGATTTACGAAGTTATGGAAATATAAAAAATGGTAAATTGCATTATATTTCAGCAGTTGATCCAGTTTTTATAGAAAATAGTTGGGTTGCTGATCCAGCAGATATTACTGCTATTGGTCAACCCCTTTAACATTTTAACGGAGGAAAGTTGCATGGCAAAGTCAAAAAACAAGCCAATTCTTGTCTTTTCGAGTTCTAGTGATTCGTTAAGAAAGATAACCTGTAATTGTTGTGAGAAAAATTTAGTTGTAGCTAGTGTTGATAAGTTTTGCCCAATTTGTTTTTCAGAGTTTAAAACTGACTCTGTACCTGTTAAATTGAGTGCTAGTTCCTCAACTCTAGAACCTAGATTAACTTGTGAAGAATGTGGTACAGATATTTATTCAAATTCTTTGAAGGATAATAAAGCTCTTGCTTCTTCTATGTTTTGCCCTAAATGTGGAAGTGCTAAAGTTAAGGCTTCTTTTGATGAGGAAGTCGATGAAGAATTTAATGAAAATGAGTACGATGACATTGAAGCTTCTGGTGAGTACGATGACATTGAAGAAGATCTAGAGTATGAAGATGTTGATGAAGTAAATGCTAGTGCTAAAACTAGAAAATCTAGACTTAAATCATCTAATGAATATGATGATATTGAAGAAGATCTAGAGTATGAAGATGTTGAAGCTTCAACTGATGAAGATGAAGACTTTGATGAATCTGAATATAAAGATTTAGAGAAATTATCAGGTAGTATTGATAACCTTGATGAATCTGAGTATGAGGATGAAGATGTTGATGAAATTATGGCTAGTGTTAGAAATAGACGTAATAAAAAATCTAGACTTCCTTTATCTGCTAAAATGACAGAAAGTGAAGTATGGGAAGATTATTTAAAAGATGCTGTGGAAGCTGAAGATTTAAAACTAGGTGGATTTTATACTATTGGTGAGATTTCTCCTTTTGATAAAAAACATGCTAAAACTTCTTTTGAGAAAGATTTTAAAACCGATGCTTTTACAGTTTTAGAACTAGAAGGGGATGAAATCACTTTTTTACCTTATAAAACAAGAGTACCTAGAACCAAAAATATTTCTTATTTTTCAAATGGAATCTTCTTCTTAGATGAAGAAAAAAGTAGACTAAGTGCTAATAATGAATATGATGACATTGAAGAAGATCTAGAGTATGAAGATGTAGAAGCTAGTGCTAAAAAGTCTAGAATTAAAGCTAGTACTTGTGAAGATGGTTCTGAGTGTGAAGATGAAATTGAAGAAGATTATTCTGATATTGACCCAGAATCATTGGAAGCTTCTTTCATTAATTTACCTGAACCTACTTGGATGTTTTTCTCTAAAGGAAACCCTGTAATTAAATTGAAGAGATCTAGAGTAAATGCAGATTCCCATTTAATTTTTGCAACAGCTAAATTTCCAGAATTATTCATTAACAGAATTAAAGAAACTTGTGTTGCTACGGCATTGAAAGATTTTAATGCTGAAGTATTTAATGCTTCTTCTTTAATGAATAGTATTGATCTAGAGAACATGGCATTTGAAAAACTTCAATCAACAGTTTTACCTAAATTTCAAGATTGTGTTGCTCTAACAGTAGAGGGTGCAGCTAAAGGTGTTTATCCTGATCTTAATCAGGAATTAAAAGCTAGTTTCTTTGATGCTTTTATTAGTAGAGGAATTCCAGAATCTCAAGTTAAGGATGTTATTGAAGCATCATTTTTAGATGCTGGACCAGTAGTTTTTTCAGCTATTATTGCTAAAGCTACTGAGCTGATGTACAAGACAGATGAGGCATATTCAGAAATCAAGGCTACGATTCATGCTAGTGGTGCAATTAGACAGGTTGTAGAAGAAGATCTTGAAACAAAAGAGTTTAAAACTAGAATTAAAGCTGGTAATTTACCTTTTACAAACAATGATTTTTCTACTGCTGCTTTAAACAGTAATATTGCACAAACTTCATTAGATGCTTATAGAAGTAGAATTAAGTTCAAAAAATAATTTAAAGGAGAGATTACAATGTTGGATTTAAATGGAAAAACTAAAATCGTTGATAGCAAAGAATTCCCTCTTGTTGATGGTGCATCAATTTCTGCTGAAGGTATGGCTCTAATTAATTATCTTGATAATGGTGTTGAAAGAGTTAAACCATGTAATGGAACAGATGCTGGTAAATTTATTGGATTTTCCTATGGGTATACACTTACCCCTTGGACCAAAGCTAAAGTAGAAACATTTGTTGTACCAGCCGTTTCCCCTTATACAGCTACTTTGAAACATCCTCCTATTTCCGGTCAGATTGCTATTGTTAATGCTTCTGGTACAGAACAAACTGTTGGGGATCCTTCTGCTGATGCGGATACTTATTCTATCACTGGTTCTGTAATTACCTTTCATGCAGGACAAGCTGGAAAAACTGTTACAGTTACTTATAAGTATTCACCAACTGCACTAGAACTTTCTTTTACTGATAAAGTTATGAATACTTCTTTTGCTCCTTCTCAAGTAACCAATTCTATTGGTTGTATTCTTAGAGGAGAAGTTTACACTGATCAGTTTGATGCTGGTGCTGCTTGGACAGCTTCTTCGACAGTTAAACTTGGTGATAATGGTGTATTGACTGACTCTGGTAGTGGTGCAACAATTACTTGTACAATTACCCATATTCCTACAGTAGAAAGTCCTTTCCTTGGAATTCGTTTCTAAAATTAAAGAATTTTTACTCTAAATTAGAATAGCCTATTTCTAATATTTAAAATTTATTAAATATTCAAATGGAGAAATAAAAATGTTAAATCCTTACAGAAAAACTATGGATAAGAAGGGTAAAGAACCTTTTGCAGTAGGTATTACTAAACTCCCTGGTCAGTCAAATAGCTTTACAGATGGTAAAGGTGAAATTAATGCTTCTAGTGTTCCTGATCTTCTTATGCAGATTGGTAATGCTATGAAGGGTACTGATAATGTTAGAGCTACTGTTACTGCTTCTGCTGAACAAGCTAGAGAACGTAATCAAGTACTTGTTGAAGCTATGTCAGATCGTTCAGGGAAATCACTTCAGGTTCTTGGTGAAGCTTTTGCAGCGGAAGTTGAAGAAACTTCTAATCGTGAAGGTTTTACACGACGTTTTATGCAGTATCGTAATATTGGACAGGGTGAAAATAATGAAGTAATTGTGAAAGAAAAGAACGTCATTTCTTTTATTGCTACTTCTCCTAGTGCTGTTATGGCTAGTGAAATTCGTCAACGACGACTTCTTCCACCTGAATTCCATATTAATGGTTATGTGTTGATTGATACTGCTGAACTTTCTAGAACCAATGGCGATCTTCTTTCAGAAAAATATGAAGAAGCTCTTGAAGCCTCTATGGTTGCTGAAGACAGACTGTGGAAAACAATGGCTGTTTCTGCTGCTAGCGTTAGAAACACTATTCAGAACTTCTCTACTTTTACACCAGCTGTCTTTGCCCGTATGATTAATCAGGTATCTCAGTGGGGTATTCCAGCAGTTAATTGTCTATTTAGTTCTTCTCTGTGGCAAGATATTATTTCCAATAGTGACTTTGCTGGTGTTATGGATCCAGTCACTAAATGGGAATTGCTACAAGATGGATATCTTGGTACAATGTATGGTGTTACCATGAGTACAGATAATTTCCGTCAGCCAAACTTGAAAGTTTTGAACACTGGTGAAATTTTTATCGTTGGTGCTCCTATTAATCACGGTGTTTTTACAATTCGTGGTGAAATGACTGTAGCTCCTATTGATAAATTTTCTGAAGGTGAAGCTAAAAAAGGTTGGTTCTTAGATCAAATTTGTTCTATGGTGCTCGCTAATGCTTCTAGTATTGCTATGGGTACTAAAATTTAAATCGGAGGAATACCATGTCTGAAAAAACTGTTCAAGTAGGAACTAAACTTTTAAAAGCTTATGCACTTGCTAAAGCTGGTAAAAAGCGATCAGCAGCTATGCTCTTTCTGGAAGCTTCTGCTTCTAAAGATATTGATTCTTTGATGAACGGGTTAGCTAGCAGCCTTCTAGCAATTAAAGCATCTATGGAAGAAGAAAATCTTGATGATATTGAAGATGAACTTCCTGAAGATGAAGAACTAGATGACTATGAAGAAGTTGAGGAAGAAGACGATGATGAAGTAAGTCCAGATTTCTCATTTCTTGAAACAGAAGATTAAATTATGCCAACAATAGGGCTTGATACCAAAATAACATTTGCTACGTCTAAGGCAAGAACTGAAGTTAATTCTTTTTATAGAGCACTCTCTGTTCAAGGAATGACAACTAAAGTTCTAACATTAGAACCCAATGCTTCTGGTTCTCTTTCCCTATTAGGTAGTGAGTTTGTAATTATTATTTGTTTAGAGGACTGTTTAACAATTACATTAACAAATGTAAACAATGAACAGTCCTCTTTTTTAAATGCTGGCTTCATAGTTGTAAAAGCTTCAAATTTAAAAATAGTCAGTATAACTAATACTGATTCCCTACCTAGAGAACTATCAATTTATTATTGAAGAGAAATATAATGATAGAAGCAACTTTGTCTTATTTAGGAAAATATTTAGCAGATAGATCAGGACTAGGAAAACAGAAAGTAGTTTTTCACGAAAAAGAGCAGATATTCACCTATTTAACAGATAATACTTTACCACTTGAATTACCAATTATTTCTTATTATATGAGTGGTATATCTGATCCTATGGAATTAAGACCACATGGAAGATTAAAAGGTGATTATAATAAGAATTTTACTACTGTAGAAAAAGCAACAATTATTCCAATAAAAATGGATATAACTGTTGCACTAGTAGCGTCAAAAATTGAAGATTATTTTTCTTTGTTAAATTTTTACTTTTCTATAATTAATGAACCTTATTTTACAGTAACTTTAAATACTGAAGAATTAAGAGGTGAATTTGTAGCTTCTATAATGGATTTAAGTGATTTATCTACTCCTAGTCGTGGTGAAGAAAGTAAAGATTATGATAGAGGAAAATATTACTCATTAGAAGGTTCATTTAGTATTAAGTCATACTTAGCTTATATTACAGAGGAAAAAGTAATTAGGAGAATTATGTTTGGTACTAATTTAACACCCAAAGTTAATATTTTAACTCGTTAAGAGGGAATTATGAATAAATTGTATATTATTAAAAATATAACGAATGTTCAAGTAATTTTAAGCTTGAGTGAAAATGCGACTCCTGAGACTTCTTTAGTTATTCCTGCTAAAGCAATCACGAAGTATATTTTTACTCCGGATCAAATTGCTTATGTCAAGGCTAACTATAAGGGAGTCATCACCTTATCAGAAACAGCATAAAAGGGGGATAGATGGCGTCTCCACAAGTAAGAACTGTCGAATATGATCTTTCAAAGCGTGTACCTTCATTCAACGGAATGGTTGGTCTTGCAATAGGCAACTTTGAAAAAGGTTCAACAACAGAACGTATGTTTATGTCTCGTCAGGATGAAGTAGATAAAAGACTTGGTAAACCAGGCCCAGCATCATCAGATGCATACTACATTCTCCATTCTTTTTTAACCAAATCACAACGTTGTTGGGTTAGACGTGTTGCTAATCAAGCAAAGTATGCTGGTTCAATAGTAGGTTCTGCATTTCATACACTACTAGGAGTTGGAAATAATATTTCTACTTCTTTCTCTGGAACATTATCTTTTGGTAGATGCTTTCCTAGTTCAGTTTCTATCTATGTAGATAAAGACAAAGTAGGGTATGATACTCCAGTAGTTGGTGGTTTTAGTGGCACATTTTCTGGTTCTAATATTCAGTATAATATTGTAGAACATACTAGTACTGTTAATTATAGTAGTGGTGCAATTAACATTACTTTTACAGCAGCTCCTCCTAAAGGTGCTAAAATTTATGCACGTTGGGGATTTCCTACAATTGACTTTACTGAAGCAGGTGTTTCTGATGAAGTACTTCTTTCCCCATCTTCTTATGAATGGATGAATAGAAAGCTGCAACTAGACCTTAGAGCAACTGGTGTAACTTATGCTGGAACACTTCCTACTGCTGCTCTTGCTCCTTCTAACTCAGATACTCAAGATACTTCTAAGTTTAAAATCTTTGACAATGGTACATTAATTGCCTGGGGTCATTCTACTGGTTTAATTGAAAATGCAACTGGTATATCATTTCTAGATTCTGGTTCTGAAAATATAGCTGATTATGCAACAGGATCTTTTTCTTTTAAAGCAAGTAGTTCATATCACAATTCTGGGGCAGTAACAATTGAATATTATCGTGAAAGAGTTGATAATATCGCTCATGTTTTTAAAGTTTATGATGATATTTTTACTCCCAGACCAGTTCTAGCTTCTGAAGCTGGTGCAACCCAGTCAACATCATTTGCTAAGATTTATGATGATACAACTCTAGTTGCTTGGGGTAATGAGAATGGTATAATTCAAAATGCAACAGGAATTACTTTCTTAAAAGCAGGGGAAGTAGCTACAGTTAATTATACTACTGGTGTAATTAAATTTACAGTAGATGATTCTTATACCCTGCTTGGTACAATTACTGCAAGGTATTTTGTACCGATGGAAGAAATTCCTAGTTACATTGTAAAACAATTTGCTGATATCCTTCCTCCTTATCCAGTAGCAGCTCCTCCTGAAACAGTTACTAGTGCTGATAATGCTACAGTAAAGATTTATGATGACACAGTAATGGTTGCTTATGCTGATGAAACAGGTATTCTAATCAATGCTGATGGAGTTTCTTTTCTATCAGACGGTACTTATGCAATTGATTATAGTACTGGTGAACTAACTTTCACAATAGCTGACAGTTATACACTAGTTGGAACAGTTACTGCTCAGTATTGTTCTGAGTTATCTGACTATTGTGTAATTTATGCTGATTCTGAAGGGGAATGGGGGAATAAAGTAGCTATTCTTATTAATGATATTGATATTCCTAATAGTACTTTTAAAGTTGTTTTATATGAAAAAATTCATCTAGGTGGTGGAATTTATACTGAATCTATGACTGGAGAACAGTATATTCTTTCTGCTGATGAAAAATTAGATGGTTATGGAAAACAGCTTTTTATGGAATATAAAGTTAATGGGAAGTCTTACTTCATTAGAACACTAGCTAATCCTACTACTCTATTTGGTAGTGATGCACTAGCTAATGATACTCTTCCTCATAACTCTATTTCTTATAATAACAACGCAATGCAATTCTTTACTGGTGGTGATAATGGATATGCGGTATCAGTAGCAGAATACATTAAAGCTCTTTATACTTTCCAGAATAAAGAAGACATTGATATTAATATTGTTATTGATACATTAGGTGATAAAGCATATCAATTAAAAATTGCTGAATTTAGTGATAGAGAATTGTATGCTGGACGTGGAGATTGTTATGGTGTTCTTTATACACCTTTTGCTGTTGAAGAACCAACTAACTACATTAATTCTTTATTGAACTATCGTAAGTATGAATTAGCTTTCAATTCTTCATTTGTTGGTTTGTATACTGGACACTTGAAGATTTATGATACTTACAATGGTAGAGAACGATGGATTCCACCTTCGGGTTTTGTCAGCGCAGCATTTAGTTACACCGCAGATCAGTATGATGCTTGGTGGCCGGCTGCTGGTTGGGCTAGAGGTGCATTGCCAGTTCTAGATGTTTATAGACGTTTTACACTTGGGGAACGTGATATTCTTTATGATAATGAAGTCAACGTCATGAGGTATCGACCAGGTAAAGGTATTGCAATTTGGGGTCAGAAAACATTATATTCTGTTCCATCAGCACTTGATAGAGCTAATGTTAGATGGTTACTGATTGTAATGGAAAAAGGTATCGAAGGAATGTTAGAGTATCAAGAATTCGAGTTGAATGATGATTATACTCGAAATCTTACTAGAGTAGCTATTGTTAATTATCTTGCAAACATTAAAGCACGCAGAGGTCTTTATGACTATGATGTTGTTTGTGATAAGACTAATAATACTCCAGAAGAAATTGATAACTATAAAATGAATGTTGATACCTATGTACAACCAGTTAAAGCTATTGAATATATCTACTCCCGAATTATTATTACTAGAACAGGGGCAACTTTTAGCGATATTAGAATTCAATAGGAGATAATACTATGGCTTTAACGGTTGAACAAGCAATGAGTGGGGGACCGGCGGCTAGGTCATATCTGTGGGATGTTGAAGTTAATGTAGGTGGTGGTAAGTTTAACGCACGTTGTACTACAGCATCTCAACCCAACCCTAGTTATGAAAAGATTGAAAATAATATTAGAGGATTTACTGTTCCTGAAGTTGGTGCAGTTAGCTGGAATGATATAGCATTTACCTTAATTGAGGATAATGCTTTTACTTTCATAAAAGCTATGTATGAGTTGGGTAAAAAAGCATGGAATCCTGAATCAGGAACACATGATATTCCTGAAGCTTCTGGTACTGGTGATATAAATTCTTCTAAAATTATTTTAAATAGTATGGATGGATCTCCAGTTGTTACATGGACACTTCATGGAGCAGTTCTAACTGGTGAAATGGGATTTCCAGGCACTACTTCTGAAAAAGCTGGAACATATGAAATTACTTTTAATGTTGCATACGCTTATGCTACACAAGGATAATTAAAGTTTAAAAACTAGGGAGAGAGGGGCTATCTGCTTCCTCTCTCCCTTTTTTAGTTTTAATCTTAAAAAAGGATAAAATATGTGAATACTACAGTTAAAACTTGGATGGATACTTTCCCAGTTGCTAGATCATACATGTGGGACATAGAGTTTGCAGATTTCTCAGGTGTTTTTCCAGCAAATGTGTTAAATGTAGAAGTTACACAATTTGAGAATGACAAGTTAAATTATGGACCTTGGGGTTTTGACTATCCCAAAATGGCTCAAAGCGGTAACATTGATGTTGTAGTTTATGAGTTAAATTCTTTTGCAGTTTTTAACTGGATTAGGGATTGGTTGAAGGATTATGTTGATGCAAACTGGGGGATTGGATTACTAGGAGAATCGAATGTAGCTAGAACAGCAACTATTTACATGTATAATTTAAGTGGTTCTCCAGTTGTTACACATGAAATACTAGTTGTTCCAAGTGGTTCAGCTAGTTATGGTTTTAATTCAGAAAAAAGTGGGGCATTAAGCCCATCTATGACGTTCACTATTGTAGGGGATTAACTTACAAATTTAAAAAAGAGAGGAAGAAACAATGCATATTACTTTAGAACAAGTACCATCGAAGTACATACCTTACTCAGACGAAGTTAGACAGAACAAAATTAAGATTAGACCTTTAACTTATGGAGAAGTTCTTGCTTTCTCACAACACAAAGATAAATTTATAGATTTACTAGATTATATGAAAACTAAAGATATTGTAACTGGAGTTCCTTTTGAGGAGATAACTATAGGAGATTGGGAGTTTATTGAACTTTCATTAGTAGCTATAAGTTATGCTGATCCAACATATACAATAGATTTAGGACAATGTGAAGTATGTAAACAGAAATTTTCTGATTTACCAGAAGAAGAATTATATTTAAAAGTTGGGCCACATACTATTTCTAAAATTCCTGCACTGCTAAAGAAAGTAAAATTCGGGGAGATTAACTTTAAAGAGTTAGAAAACGAAATTACTTCAGTTGGAGAAGTTACTTTAGAGGATGGTACTGTTGCTACAGTTGACTTTTACAGATTAAAACATTTTAAAACACTTTTACAAGAAAATAAAGAAGAGTCTGTTGCTAGAAAAGTAGAATTAGTAACAAACACTTCTGTTGATAATATAACAACAACTGATTTTGTAGTTTTAAATGAAGCAATAACTCTTATGGAACATGGTTTAGATAGTACTTTTGTTATTAAATGTCCTAATGGTACATGTAATAATAAGAAGGAAGTTTCCTTCCAGTGGAGGCTACTTCAGCTTCGTACCTTCTCTGTCTCCGACGACGTTATTAGAAACAGAATTTCTTTTGGCAAAACTAGCAAACCTGTCCCAATTGCACGACAGGAGTTACCCAGAAGTCAGAGTACTTTACGACCGGCTAGTTGATTATTATAAAAAATGATTTTTTAAATTAATAGGAGTTGTAATAAATTATGACTCCTATTTTACTATATAGGTCTTTATATGAAAAAATCTAAAAAAGACATTGCAAGTATTTTGCCAGATAAAGAAACAGTCAAAGAAACGTTAAAAGAAGATGTTAAAGAAATATCTAAATTTACTTTAAGTACGGCTATATCCGAAATAGTTCCTCAAATTCTAGGCCCTTTTAAAATATTCTATACATTAGCTGATAGATTCCTAAATATTACTGACAAAGCTACTAATGCCGTAATTAAGGATAATCCTAAACCAACTACTTTTATTCCCGATATTTCTTCTAATAATGATAAAGTAAAATCAACTGAAAGTTCAATTACTCCAATTTTAATTGATTCTAAAAAAATAAAATCTGCTGTTTTAACTGATTCTAAGATAGAACTTTTTAAAACTAATAATTTTAGTAATACTGTTATTCCAACTGTAGAAATTGATGAAAAACAATTTGATAACTTAGCTAGGAATATAGATAAGTCCCTTCAAACTAGAGTTGAGGATAAACTTCAAATTGTAGAAGATAAAATACAAACCTCCTCACTTGCCACAATTAAAACTTATAGTGATAAAACAAATGAATTAAAAACAGAATTAAAAAAACCTAAAAAAGAATCAGGTTTAATCTCCTCACTAGTTCATACACTAGTTATTGGTAAAATATTAAAAGAGGTCGGGTGGGGATTACAAAGATCTGGTATATTTAATAAAATAGGGGAATCAATTAATTCTGCTAAAACTAGTGTTAAAAAAAGTTTTGAAGAAGGTACAGTAAAAGAAGATTTAAAACAAGCTCCTGGAAAAGTATTTTCTAAAATTAAAGAGTTTAAAGAAAAAACTATTGCTAGTTATAATGATGGGTCATTAAAAGAAAAAGTTAAAGCTAAGGGAGCTAGTGTTAAAGAATATGCAAATGAAAGATTTGTTGATACTATAACTCCTTTTGTTGCACCATTTGATATTTTAGCTAGGGGTGGGGATAAACATGACATAGTTAAATTCTTTCTAAAAAGAAGAGAAGAATTTTTTAAAGATGATATTCTTTATATTTATGATCAAGTTAAAGATGCTGTAAAGCCTGGCTCATTTGTAGATAAAACTCTTCAAAAAGCTAAGAAAACTAAAATTGGAAGGAAAGTAACTGCTACTGCTAGACTTGCTAGAAGAAAGGTAGCTAATGAAAGAAGAAATGCTACTCCTACAGGTCAGAAAATAGATAAATTTATACAAGATTTTAATGATTCAGAAATAGGTTCTATTGCTTATGATAATGCTAGAGCAGGTGTTAGTCAGGCCGCTAGTGCTACAAAAGAAGCTATAAAACATCCTATTGATACAGCTAAAAAAGTTAAAGAAACAGTTACTCCAATTTACCAGACTACGGTTCAACAAGCTCAAAAAGTAAAAGAAAGAGTAACTCCTGTAGTTCAAGCTAAAGTTACACAATTCAAAGAAAGAGTAACTCCGGTAGTTCAAGAGAAATTTCAACCTTTTTCTGACAGTGTTTCTGATACAATTACTAATGTAAAAAGTAAGATTCAACCAGTAACACAACTTTCGACTGCCCCTATTCAACAAGTATATGATACTGTTCAACAAGTTAAATCTAGAGTAACTCCTAAAGTACAAGAAGCTAGAGATAGAGTAACACAAGCTGCTAGTGAAGTTAAATCTAGAGTAACTCCTAAAGTAACTGAAGCTAGAGATAGAGTAACACAAGCTGCTAGTGAAGTTAAATCTAGAGTAACTCCTAAAGTAACTGAAGCTAGAGATAGAGTAACACAAGCTGCTAGTGAAGTTAAATCTAGAGTAACTCCTAAAGTAACTGAAGCTAGAGATAGAGTTCAATCAATTCCAGGGAAAGTAACACAAGCTGCTAGTGAAGTTAAATCTAGAGTAACTCCAGTTTATCAAACTAAAGTAAAACAAGCTAAACAGGCTAAAGAAAGAACAATACAAGCTACTAAGTCTAGGGTAACCCCTGCTTATCAAGTTAAGGTAAAACAAGCTAAACAAGTTAAGGTAAAACAAGTTAAAGAAAGATTAAAGCCTTATGCTCAAGCTAAAGTTAAACCATCTAGACCAATTAGAGATAGAAAACAAGAGAAAGCACTTTTCCAACAGCAAAAACAAGCACGCCAACAAGAAAAATTACTTCGCCAACAACAAAAACAAGCAATGGCTATTGAAAGAAGGAATAGACTCCAAGCCATTCAAGCTAATTTAGCGGCAAAGAGAGCAGCTTTAAAAGCTAGTGCTGCTGGTATAGGTGTATCTGCTGCTTCAACTCTTAATAACATTAAACAAATTCCAAAACCTACTGCCCCAGGTGGTGGTTTATTTTCTTCAATTTGGGATACAGTTAAATCCTTTGGTGGAGAAGCAGTATCAGGTGCAGTTGGTGGGTATGTTTTAAAACATGGTGGATTAAGACCTGCTGCTAGTGCAGCATTTAAAAGTGCTAAAACCCTAGGTGTTAAAGGTGTACTAGCTAAAGGTGCTGAAGCGGTAAAAGGAACAATAGCTAGTAAGTTAGAACCAGTTCAAAAAATGGCTAAAGCTCCTGGTAGATATGCTAGATTAGCTAGAAGAGCCGCAGCTAAAGCGGCTGGAAAAAGTGGTGGTACAGTAATTAAAGGTACTAAGTTAGCTGGCTCAACAGTTAAAGTAGCTGGTTCTGGTGTAAAGGGTATTGGAAGTGGTCTTAAAGTTGGTGGAAAGTGGCTAGCATCTGGTGGAATCGGTAAAACTTCTGCTAAAGTTGGTTCTTCTATTGCAGGAAAAGCTGAAAAAGTTGGAAAATTTGCTTCAAAAATTGGTGCAACCTCTGTAGGAGCTAAAATTACTGAGAAAGGTGCTAAAGCTGGATCATTTATCTCTAAATTTGGTAAAGCTGGAGGAATAATTGATAAAACTGCATCATTCGTAGGTAGAAATGCTGCTAGAGTTGGTACAGTTGGAAAAGTAGGAGGAAGTGCAGTTCGTGGTGCTGGAAGCGCAGTTCGTGGAGTTGGTTATGGAATGCAAGGTGTTAAAGCATTAGGTTCTGGTTTTATGAAAGCCAGAGGAGTAATGTCTGGTGCATCTTTAACTGGTCCACTAGGAGCTAACATATTTAATAAACCTGGTAGAGCTATTAGATATCTTGGTGCTAAAGGTTCAAGATGGGGAAGAACACAAGCTGCAAAAGGTACTTTACTAGGTAAAATGGGATCAGGTGTTGGTAAAGCTGCTGGTGTGGCAGGTAAAGTAGCCAAAAGTGGTCTTATAGGAAAGGGTCTTAGTTTAGCTGCTGGTATTTCCCCACTTACCATAGCTACTATGGGTTACGCCGGGTACAAAGGTTATAATAAAGCCCAAGAGAAATTTGGTGTAGATGGTAAGGATGTTGGTACAAACATGAAGCTAGCTAGTGGTGCTAGTGATGCAATTAAATCTTGGAGTTTTGGTAGAGTAGATTTAGAAGAATTAACTGGTGCTAAAGATGCACGTGAGTCAATGACTCAAGATCAAATGAAAAATAGAGTTTCTGAAAGAGTTATTCAGGAATCTAAAGTAGATAGACAAAGAGCAATAGAAGGAAAAACTTCTCTAAGAGAAGAAAATTACAATAGAATGTTTATTGAGAATAGAGATGCTAAAATTAGAGAAGAACAAGCTAATTTAGAAGAATTAAAGAAAAAACCTGGTACATCTAAATTAGATATTGAAAAGAAAGAAGCAGATATTAAAAAGTTAAAATCTTCAGAATTCAATAAAGATAATTTAACTGGTATGATGCAAGAAAAAGTTGATAAGAAACAAAAGAGAAAGAAAGAATTAGAGGATACATGGTTTAAAAGTGCTACTGAAGAATCAGAGCTAGAAAATATTAATAGTGAAATTCCAAAATTAGAAGAAGATCTAGAATATTCTAAGAGATATACTGATAAAACTGGTGGAGACAAAGTATTTAAAATAAATGAGCAAATAGAAGCTAAAAAGAAAGCTAAGAAAGAATTAGATGATCAATGGTTTACATCTCAGGAAGAAGAAGCTGGAAAAAGAAATCTAGATAGAGAAATTAAAGATTTAGAAGCTCAAGCTGAAAAAGAAAAATCTGGTATTAAATCAGATACAGAAAAGAAGAAAGATATATCTGATGTTATGCCCGTAGATAATAAAGTAAATGCAGCCAGTATTATTCCAGGAGCCCCATCAATATCTTCTAAAGAGTCTCAATTTGAACAAATGAAGCAAGGTCAAATGAAACAAGTTAGAGATAAAATGGAAGAAACTAGATTAAAAGGCGATCCTAATAGCGAAGAATACAAAAAGACTATGGCTGAAGGAGAGCAAAAGTTAAAAGACATTAAAGATCAAAAGTTAACTAAGGAAAGTTTTACTTCACTTGCTGATTCAGAAATAACTAATAAGAAAGCACAGTTAGAAAAGTTTAAAGCATCTGGTGATAAATCTGGTATTGATAGAACAACTAGACAGATACGAGAGCTAGAAGCTAGTAAAACTCAAGCAAGTGTTTCTTCTGATAATAAACCTAGTGCTATTCCTGCTCCTAAAGTTGAAAAGTCAGATATAGATAAGAAAATTCAAGAAGCTAAGGATGATGTTGCTAAATTTAAAGATAGCACTGATCCAGTAGAAATTAAGTATAGACAAAAAAGACAGATGGATATGGCTGCCTTACAAATATCAAAAGATCTTAAGTCAGATACAAGTAAACCTTCTGATACTAAACCTTCAGAAGTTAAAACACCTGAAAATAAAGTTTCTGATGCTAAAACCCCAGTAGTTACAGAAAAAACTACTAGAAAAATGACAGTAGATGATATTAATTCTAATATTGAACGAACTAAATCTGAAATTGAGGAAGCATCTAAGAGTGATAAACCTTTTGATCAAGATATTGTAAAGTTTAAAACTAAAAAGTTAAGAATGTTAGAATCAACTAAAAATACCATGATAGCTCAAGAAGCTAGTGGAGTAACTGATACAAAAGCTATGCCAGATACTCAGGCAGCCTTACTATTTGAACACTTGAAAAAGAAGAAAATTTCAGAAATAGAAAGTCAACAAGATGAAATAATTAAAAATCCTGAGAAATATAGTACTGAAGAATATAATGAATTAATTCTAGCTAAAGATAAAGAAATTCAAGAGTTAGAAGAATCTTCTATTAGAGATGGTTTATTGCCTTTATTAGAAAATAAATTAAAAGATGCAAAGGAAGAGTTAAAAAATGCAGAAGATAAGTTAAGTGATAAAGAGAAGGAAAAATTAAAAGAAGAAGTAAAAGAATTAGAGAAAGATGTTGATTCTGCTAAAGAAAGAGAAAAGAATATTGTTAAACAAGAAATGGGTGAAGCAACACAAGTTGAATCCCAAACTTCTCCAACTAGTGCTACACCTACTTCTTCTACTCCATCTACACCTTCGATACCAAATGCTCCATCTATTAAATCTAAAGAGTCTCAATTTGAACAAATGAAGCAAGGTCAAATTAGACAGGTTAGAGATAAAATGGAGAAAATGAGATTAGAAGGAGATCCTAATAGTGAAGAATACAAAAGAACTATGGTTGAAGGTGAACAGCAGATACAATCAATCAAAGGTCAAAAGTTAACTAAAGAAAATTTTACATCAATGATTGATTCTGAAATTGGGAGTAAGAAAGCTCAGTTAGAAAAGTTTAAAGCAGCAGGAGATAAATCTGGGATAGATAGAACAACTAGACAGATACGAGAGCTAGAAGCTAGTAAAATGCAGGCAAGTATTTCTAAACCACTTTATGACTCACCTGCTCCTGGTAGTAACATACCTACGGTAGCTGGTCAAGGCGCAACGGCCACAGGTAGTGCTTTACCAGTTGGATCAGCTATTACTAGTGGTGCAACACCAACAGGTCCAGCTTATCCTGCTAGTACTCAAAGTACTCAAAGTACTCAAGGTGCAACACCAACAGGAAGTTCAATTCCAGCAGGAGGACCAGTTCCTTCAAGTAGTCCAACGAGTAAAAATGCACCCTCTAAAACACCTAGTAAGAAGAGTAAACCATCTAATTTTAAGGCTGACCCAAAAGGTTTGGGGGGATTAGCCGCAGAGAATGAAGGGGGTAAAGAGGGAGCCGCCGCTGTTTCTAGTGGCAAAGGTGATAAGGGTGGTGTATCCTATGGTACTCATCAAATGTCCTCGGAAGATCATGGAAAAGGTAGTACAGTTGGCTCATTTGTTGCACAAAGTAGTCATGCCGCAGAATTTGCTGGATTAAAGCCAGGAACAGAAGCATTTAGTGCTAAATGGAGAGAAGTAGCAAATAATGATCCTAATTTTGGTAAAGAACAGCATGGATACATAAAAGAAACCCATTATGATCCAGTAGTTAAATCCTTAAAGAAGCAGGGTGTTGATGTAGAAAATATGAGTGACGCAGCTAAAGAAGTAGTTTGGTCTAGATCTGTGCATCATGGAGCAGGCGGTGCAAAGGGAATGTTTAAAACTGCACTAGGAGATAATGCTGCTGGAATTTCTGACGAAGATTTTATTAATAAGACCTATGAAGAAAGTGGTAAAACTGATGCTAGTGGTAAAATGAAGTATTTCGGTAAAAATGATCCTAAAACACAAAAAAGTGTATCAAATAGATTAAATAATACAGAAAAAAGTCAAGCATTAGCTATGTTAGCCAATGAAAAAGCTGGCGATACAGCATTAGCTAGTTCAAAGGATACTTCATTAGATACAGCTACAGCTAGTATACAGACAGACAGTGCTCCAATTGCTAGTCCAACAACTCCTAGTGGTAAAGGAACTAGTCCAAAAACTAGTCTTACTCAACAAGCTAGTCCAACAACTCCTAGTGGTAAAGGAACTGGTACTCAATATGCTGGAACAAGTACTACTGACAAAACTAACACAATGAAAACATCTGGGGCAAAGATAGATACTAGTAGTTTAGCAATAGCCAAAGGTGAAGAAGATAGATTCAGTATGATGAATACTGAAATGGCTGCAAGAGTTGCTTCAGTTGGTGAAAAGTATGAAAAAGCAACTGGTAAGAAATTAAAAGTAAATGATACTTATAGAACGTATGATGAACAAGTAGCAACTAAAAAATCAGCTGGAGGTAATGCAGCAACAGCCGGCAAGTCAGCGCATGGATTAGGACTAGCAGCAGATCTAGATACTGAAGCAACTAACTGGGCGGCCAATACTATTGATCCAGAAACTGGTAAATCAATTTTAGAATCATCGGGTTTATCTAGAGTTGCTCCAGATAAAAAACGGGGTGGTGCGGAAGCATGGCATGTAACTCCATCTGAATTAGGAACTGGATTAGGTAAAAAT